CTCCACGGCCCCGCAGTGAGGGCAGTAGGGGCCTTCCGGCCAACGGACGGCCTCTAGGTATTCGCGGGCCTTGTCTTCGTCGGTGAAGATGGAGTTTTGCAGGTTGGCGTTCATTGTCTTGGCTCCTTATAGGGGCCATCTTATCCACCGGCGATGCTATGTCAAGTATATAATCGCCGGCGGGTTTTTCATTGGGACAAGCGATGGCGCTCCTTGCGGACGACGACTCCCAGAAAATCACCCACGACTATTGCCAGTACCGGAATGGCACTCCGCAGGAGAACTGCGGCAACTGCCACCACTACACCGGCAATAGCTGTGAGATCGTTCAGAACCCAATTGCACCTAACATGGTGTGCAACTTCCATTGCCCAGCCCAGCAAAAGCCGGGATTGCTCAAACAGGGATATTGACTTCAACCCGATGAGCAATCGCACGGAACTGACAAAACCTAAGCCATGAAAACTCCAAGCGATATTCGTAGTTTGGCGCGATCTCACACGGAATCAGCCATCCGGACGCTCGCTGGAATCATGCGGCAGACAAAAGCTCCGAGTGCTGCGCGCGTTGCGGCTGCCTCTGCATTGCTCGACCGGGGATGGGGAAAGGCTCCTCAAGCCATGACGGGCGAGGGCGGCGAAGGGCCGATGAAAATGATTATCGAATGGGCGAAGTCAGGGTCGTAATCCCCTACGATCCGCGGGAACAGTTTCAACCTCTTCACGATCGCACTCAACGCTGGGCCGTCGCCGTCTGCCATAGACGGGCAGGGAAGACTGTTTCGTGCGTCAACGAGCTAATCAAGGGCGCGCTTACCTGCACGCTTCCCGAACCTCGGTTTGCTTACGTCGCGCCGTTCTATGCGCAGGCCAAGGACGTGGCGTGGAGCTACGTCAAACGCTTCACGGCCGGTATTCCGGGCGTTGTTGTCAACGAGTCAGAGCTTCGGGTCGATCTGCCGAATGGCGGGAGAATCCGGCTCTATGGAGCTGACAACTACGACCGCCTTCGTGGGACGTATTTCGACGGCATCGTGCTTGACGAGTACGGCGACACCGATCCCAGGGCTTGGCAGGAGGTTATCCGCCCGGCGCTGTCTGATCGTAAGGGCTGGGCCGTGTTCATCGGCACCCCGAAAGGCCGCAATCATTTCTCGGACCTGTGGGACCAAGCTTCACGTGACAAAGACTGGTTCACGCTTCTGCTGAAGGCGTCGGAAACGGGGCTGATCGCTCCGGACGAATTGGCTGATGCCCGCAAGAGCATGTCTGAGGATCAGTACGCAGCGGAATACGAGTGCTCGTTCCAGGCCGCCGTAGTGGGCGCCTATTACGGCCGCGAGATGCAGGCCGCCGAGAGCGACAAACGCATCGGTCGAGTCCCGTGGGAGCCAAGGATACAGGTCCACACAGCGTGGGATCTGGGGATTGGCGATTCCACGGCTATTTGGTTCGCGCAGTTTTCCGGTCGCGAAGTGCGACTCATCGACTACATCGAAAACTCCGGCGTGGGTCTTGACTGGTACGTCCGGGCTCTGCGCGAGCGCCCTTACGTCTATGGCGAGCACATCCTGCCCCATGACGCGGAAGTCAAAGAGTTGGGGACCGGAGTGTCCCGGGTTGAGACACTGCAAAGCCTGGGGCTGCACAACACCAGAATCATCCCGGCTCAGTCGGTTGACGACGGGATAAACGGCGTTCGCGTGCTGCTACCGACGTGCTGGTTCGATGGCGTGAAGTGCGAGCGGGGAATCAACGCGCTCCGCAACTATCGCCGGGAATACGACGAGAAGCTGAAGGCGTTCAAGAGCAGGCCGCTGCACGACTGGTCGAGCCACGGAGCGGATGCGTTTCGCTATCTCGCTCTGGGCCAGCCGCAGGCGACGGACGCCTGGAGCAAGCCCATCAGTTACCCAAGATCATCGAGCATCGTCTGAGGACGGAATGAGCCTATACGACCGATTCAAGAACGCGCAGAACGCTACCGCGTTCAATGAGGCCCTCAAGGACCTCTGCGAGCGCGTTGAGGCCATCGAGGCGGCGCAAGACCATCAGGGTGGCCCGCTGGTCATCGGTGACGGCGAGCGGGTTATCCGTCGTCGTGGCCGTCCTCCCAAGGCCGCATGATGACGGATCGTCCGATGGATGAGGCAACGCTCAAGAACATCGTCGGACAGAAGATAACGGGCGCCCTCGGCTACATGGGCGGGATGCTGTCCAAGGAGCGGCTGAAGGCCGAGCAGTACTACAAGGGCGAGCCGTTCGGCGACGAGCAGTCAGGGCGCTCACAGGTGGTCTCCCGGGACGTAGCGGAAGCGATTGATTCCATGCTTCCCCCGCTCCTGAAGCCGTTCACGTCGATTGACGACATGGTGCGGTTTGATCCCAGGAAGCCAGAGGACGAGCAGACCGCAAAGGAAGCCACCCAATACGTCAATTGGGTGTGGTCTGTGAAGAACCCCGGCTTCGCCGTCATGCACGACTGGTTCAAGGACGCGCTGTGGAAGAAGCTCGGCGTCATCAAGATATTTTGGGAACAGTTGGACTCTGTCGAGAAGGAGACCTATCAGGGCCTCACGGACCAGGAATTTCAGATGCTGGCGGCCGATCAGGATGTCGAGATCGTCAAGCATGAGATGCGGACGGCTCTCTACAGCGCCCCGCAGATTGGGATTGCTCCTGGCCCGCAGACGCAGCAGGTCCCGTCCCAGACCGTTCACGACGTCGTCCTGAAGAAATCCAAGAAATACGGCTGCGTTCGCATCGCCAACGTACCCCCGGAAGAGTTCCTGATCGACCACCGGGCGGTCACGCTGGAAGAGGCGGGTTTCCTCTGCCATCGCAGCAAAAAGACCATCACCGAGCTTAAGGAGATGGGCTTCGATCCCAAGGATGTGGAATCCCTGGGTCCCGATGGAGCTGAGGATTTCAACATGGAGCGCATCGAGCGCTTCAAGGATGAAGACGCCTATCCGTACCGGGACGACAATTACTCAGATCCCTCCATGCGCGAGGTGTGGATCAGCGAGTGCTACATAAAGATCGATTACGACGGCGATGGATTCGCCGAGCTGCGCCAGGTCATCCTTGCGGGAGAAAGCACGTTCACCATCCTCTCTAACGAGGAGGTTGACGACCACCCCTTTGCCACGCTGACCGCCGTTCCGATGCCGCACAAGGTCATCGGCATGTCGATTGCCGATCAGACAGAGGACATTCAGCGCATCAAGTCCGCCCTGTGGCGGGGTGGGTTGGATTCGATCTACTTCTCGGTCGCTCCTCAGATGGGAATGATCGAGGGGCAGGTGAACCTGGAGGACCTCCTGAACCGCCGCCCAGGTGGTGTGGTGCGTATGAAGTCGTCAAACGCGCTGATGCCGATTCCGACCCAGGCCTTGGCCGGCGAAGTGTTCCAGATGATCGAGTACGCCGATTCGGTCCGTGAGACCAGGACCGGCGTAAAGCGCTTCACCTCGACGCTGGACGCCGATCAGGTCAACCCGCTGGCCAAGACGGCAACAGCCGCAATGCTCGCGGACAATGCGGCAGCAGACCGGCTGGAGTTGATCGCCCGAATCTTCGCCGAAACCGGAGTGAAGCGCGCCTGCAAGCGCATTCTTGAGTTGATCTGCAAGCACCAGAACCAGCCGGAAATTATTCGGCTTAATGGGAAGTTCGTGCAGTTCGATCCGCGCGAGTGGACGACGCAGATGGACGTATGCATCAGCGTTGGATTGGGGACCGGGAACCGAGACAAAGAGCTTCAGGCTCTCCTGGCCCTTGGCCCGATCAACCAGCAGATTCTCACGCTCCAGCAGGGCCTGAACGGCCCATTCCTGACGGCGGACAAGGTCTACAACTACCTTGCCAAGCTGATCGAAATGTCCGGGCTCAGAACTCCGGAGCTTTACTACAACGACCCTGCGACGGCTCCTATGCCTGCCGGGGGACAAAAGCCCGATCCGGCGATGGTTCAGGCCCAGGCGAAAGCCCAGGCCGTTCAGATGCAGACGCAGGCGCAAATACAGGGCCAGCAGGCCAAGGCGCAGGCAGATTTGGCCATC